CGTTAATTATATATGTATTTATTTCCGTTCCTTAAGCGTGGAAATAATCTTCATTTTATCAAATTTTTCCATTATATGCAAGTCTTTCTTATTTTCTTCGTAATTGCATACTTTACCATCTGACCTTTTTAATATATATCCGTCCACATATGTGACCAAATACATATCACCATGTAACATGTCATGTACTAACCATAACTGAACATCTTTTTCTGGGTAAGCAAAATCTATAGTGTAGTAAGATGCTAGTCCATTTCCACTATGAGTATACCAGCCTTCATTGATATATTCCCATATATCAGGCCAAGTATGCATATCATCGTAATTGAATCCGTGGACTGCCGGTTTTAAGTTTGAAAACCAGTCCATTATATTTTGTAATTGCTTTTGAGAGAATTCTTTTTGTAGTTCTAGTCTAAGTTGTCGCCACTCATAAAGCAAAGTAGCTTTGTCACGCATTTACATCGTCCATCTTTTAACAGTATAGCTTATCTCAGTTTTCCAATCTGCTTCTTGTGTATAATTAAATTTAATATTATCACCATCAATTATTGCAGTAAATTCTATATTAGAAAATTCATCAACATCAGCAATAGTATCTGAATTTAAATCTTGCCAAATTTCTGTATTATCATCTGTAAGTTTAATATCATTAATACCCTGTGGAACACCATTAATTACTTTAATTGATCCTACACGTACAAACTTACTTGCATTCTTTGTTTGAACTAAAGAATAATCAATAAAGAATGAAGTACATATATTTTTATCCCATGACATAAATGTTCCTGTTGTTCCATCTAATTCTTTTTTAAATAGACTTGAACGTAATCCTGATGCGGCGGTTTGTGAAACAAGATGCTGGTCAGCAAACATATTATTGAAAGAGTTTTCAGTTACAACTTCTGTATTTTTTCTTGACCTACCGTATAATCCACCTAAGAACTCACTTGCACCTGAAATAGTTGTAGCTTTTGTAGGTTCGACTGTTCCAGTAGATTGCGTAGAGAAATAATAATCATCTTCATTTGCTACTGTTTCTTTATAAAATCCATTCATATATGGATTAGAATAAGGGTCTGACGATGGTTCAGATACTTTTACTGTTGTTGTAGTTGTTCCTGCTACTGCATCAGTAACGGATGATAGTATTTCACCTTGTGTATATATTGATTGTTTAATTAGTTTTATATCAACTGTCTCACCACCTGTTAACGCAACAGATCCATCGTTGCTGAATTTAACAACCTGTCCTGTCACTGTATAGTTGTCAGTTGTGATGCCTTGTGCATCTGTTTCTTGTTGGGGGATAAGTGTGCCGTCTACTTCTACTGTTGATACACTCCAAAGAGTTTCTGGAGTTAAATCTTTATTAATTGTAAAATCTGTCTGAGCCGCGATTGATGTAAATGTTTCTGTATCGTATTCTTTTACATATTGATATAGAGTTTCGCCTGCTGTAAATGTTTCAACTGAGTCAAAAACTATCACTTGTTGAAAGTAATGCATTTCAGATAACAATTTATCAATATCTTGAACATCTCTGATAATTAAATCTTCGTCAACTATTAATCCAGGTTCTGGGTTATCAACACTATTCAACCAAGATTGAATTGTCGCTTGTGCATTCGCAAATGGATCAAACTGAACTTCGTCAATAGCATTTTCAATACCAATATATAATTGGTTCGTATCTACTGTAAAGCCCATTTCTCCAGGTACAAGGGTATCATGACTGATATCTTTTCTCAAGCCACGTCTTAATAAGATTTTAACATTGGTTGTGGACATCTAAAACTCCTAATTACTTACATGTATTTATCAAAATACTCTTGAACCTTGCCTGCCCACGCAAGACTATACTTGTCAAACTCATCGTTTTCTACAACAAATTCTTGATAATTGCCTAAATTGTCTGCTTCGGCATCCCAACCAATCATCATAATTACAATAGTCTTAATATCTGTTCCATGTATTTCATTATGTGCGGCAGAATAAGCGGCACCTTGTAAAAAGTAATCATCAATCCATTCACGTTTTTTTGGTTTGCGAGTAGTCTTAAAGTCGATGATAGCAGGTTTGCCTTTCCATACTCCGACACAATCTGTCGTGCCTGCATATAATCCGGGATAATACAGAGGAACTTCTGTACCCCAAACTTCATCTACATTTGAGAGACCCTTGTCAATAATAATGTCTGATAATTCTTTTGCCATTTGATGAATGAGATTAGAACCACCTGGTCTATTTTCTTCAAGTATATACTTCTCGACATGTAAGTGTACTTGAGTACCTATACCAGTGGCTAATTTAGTAATGCGATTTGCTTCTTCATCGCCTACTCTTTTTCTCCATTCATATAATGCTGTTTTGTCTTTTAGTGCGTCTAGTACAGTTGTGACACTTGGCAATGGTTCGCCATTAGGAGTTTGATAGTGTCTACTTCCTTCTATACTGACTCGTTCTAAGGGTTGGTAATTGTATCGTTCTTTTAGCATAGTAATAGTATACTACACTTTGTTATAGATTGCAATAGTTAATTAGAGATTCTTTTGGATTTCTTCAATCATTGCAGACTTAGTTTTTCTACGGTCTAGTGCCATACCTAAGTTTTCTTCTGCCCAAATGTCTAATTCTTTTTTAGTCATTGCTTCGAACACTGGTCTTTCACCTAAAGATACAGATTTTGTTGCTTCGATAACTTTGGCTTTTTCTGCTCTTGCTTCTACTACAACCTCTGGTGTTGCTAAAACTTTTTCAACTTGTTTCTGATGTTCTTTAGATTTTGCTTTGTCTTTTTGAACTCTAAGCATAAATTCACGGTGTCTTTTAGCGTTTAGAATTTCTTGACGAATTTCTTTTTGTGAATCTGATAATTTTTCTAGGCCATTTTCTTTTGCTTTTTCTGATGTATCAACGGCCTTTTTTTGAGCATCTTGTTTAGATACGATGTTGGTGTTACCTTTTACAATTAATGGCATTATTTTATCCTCTTCTGTGCAGTTTTCACTGCTAGTTTACTAATCTTCTCTCTGTCTTTATCTGCATCTTGACCTTGACTAGGTGGGGCGCCTTTTAAGTCAATAGTGTCTACAGTAACTTTGCTTATGTATTTGCTATTGGCTAACATATCAACTAAACTCTCTGGTGTTACACTGTAACCCATTTTAGTCAATTCGTCAACCATCATATCGGTGCCTACGGAACCAATATCGTTTGCTTTCAAGCGAACAAGATACGCATTTAAATCATTACGTAGTTGTGCTTGATAGTTCTTGTCTTCATTTAAAAGACTAGCAACCTTCATAATTAGTCTCTTTTCGAACGGCCAAGTGGTTCATCAACTTCACCAGCTGATGCTTCATCGCCGCCTAGGTCTGCCGCGATATCATCTTCCATATCGTCTTGCATGTCACCGCCAACTTCTGCTGTTGCTGGTTCCATATCACCTGCCGGTGCTTCACCTGAAAGAACTAGAGCCGCATTGTTAACTGCATCTTTAGTTGAACGTGCAGAATCTAGTAAACTAGAAATTGCTGAATCAACAGAAGATTTAAATGCCTCTGATTGTTCTGGTCCATGTGTGTAAGCCATTTCATCTGCTAGTGGACCTAATTGGTCGTTTTGAATTTTTCCTAATTTTTCAACAACGTCTTGTAGTTCATCTACGATACCACGTGCCGCCATTGTGATTTCAGCCTCTGCCGCATCACCTTCTAATAGTTTATTTAACTGGTCTAAAAGTGATTCTTCTAAATTTTGTGGAGCCTCGACTGCTTTTTCTTCGATTTTTGATTCTTGTTTTTTCATCTTTGGTTCCTTTGTTTCTTCGGCTTTCTTGGCATGAACTGCTTTACGTTGTGCGTCTGAAACATACTTGTGTTTGCCACCTTCTGCTAATTCTTGTTCACCGTGAACTTTTAGCAAAGATTTGACAGTTTCTAGCATAAGCATAGTTTCAACATAATCCTTACTTTGATAGTCAGGAGTCATATTACGCTTTTTCGCTTCTAAGTTTGCTTTAGCCTCACGCAATGAATCCATGTCACCTTCAACTGCATAGCCGAAATTTGACTTTAGATAGTCATTTAAACGTGATGATACTGATATAGTATCTGTTTTAAAAAAGTTTGTACTTCTCATGGTATTTGCCCCATTTACATAATAGTTATATTATGTATTTATCTTTTTGAATTAAATTCGTGTATTTTTAGATTCTGTAGCTTCAAATATATCGTAGATTCGGTCTTTTGCTTTTTCAGCCTCTACCTTGGATCTGCTGAATCTAGCTTCTGCTATATCCATTTTGCCATAATCACCACGTTTTTTAGCTACTTTATATGTATATTTGAATTGTAGAGCATCACAATAGTATCTTTCAAAGACTGCATTAGCTGAAATCATCTTAGTAATCTCATCTGAATTAATCTTTTTGCCTTCGTTTAGATGCTTAACGATGACATATGCACATTTATATAAACGTAGACCCTCAAACAATGTATCTTTTGTTCTACTATCTAGTACGTCATATGCACCGTCTTCTGTTTTAATAACTGAATATATACCTACATCAACCCCTTTTTCGGTTTTTTTAGTAGCTTCATTCAGTGTAGTTGAAACTTTCTTGGCAACATTTGTTGTTGCACTAACAAAATTTCGCATGATGTTTTCCATCGCTTTGACATCTGCCTGTTTTACTCCAGGTGTAATATCAATTTCCCCTCCCTGTGTGTTAGACGATTTTGCAGATTCACGCAAACCACTCTTATCTCCGCTCATTGCTTTGAGTATGTTTGCCATTGCACCTACGTCTTGTCTTGTTGGTCCCGTCATAATGTCCTCCGTTATACCGTTCTATAGCCTCTTAGGGTAGGCATAAGAACACCTTTGTGTGTCAATCTATCAGCAACTACTTGTTCTCTTTCTGATAGTTGAATTTCATTTACATATTCATTTTCTGAGAAGTATTTAACAACTAAGTCGTTTTCTTCCTCAGTAATCATTACATAAATTCCGCCTAAAACTTCTGTTAATCTCATCTATTACCCCTTATTATTCAATTTGTTTAACAAGTTTCTAAACTGTGTTGCTGTCTTTGGATCCTGTGCTAACGCATCAACTGATGCCGCCTGTTGCGCCATTGCTTTACGTTGAATTGGTGTTAGTGTCTTTCCTTGTCCAGCTTTGTCAAGTGCATCTGCGGCTTGTTGTGCAGTTGCACCCCCTAAATTCTTTTTACCTAAACGCATCATCGCCTGTGCTTTTTTAGTTTTGTTTTGAGGATTAGTGGCACCTTGTGACTGTGCTTGTGCTTGTCCTTGAGATGCTCTCATCTCGCCTGGAGACATTGTTCCGCCTTGATTATATTCATTCACTGGATAATACTTATCTAGTATTTTCCAGTATTCATCATAGTTGTAAACTTTATCATCAACTTCTACATCCATTGGATATGCATCAAAATGTTTTTTGTGGTCTTGAACATAATCGTTAATATCTTTTGCTATTTGTTTTTCGTCTTCGTTTACTTCATCTGTTTCTTCATTCATAAATTTAACTGGTACTGAAACTGTGGCACCTGACTCAGGGTCTAGAATGACCATACGTTCTTCGCCTGGTGTGTCATTTTTAAAATCTTTATGAATTTTTTTAAATTCTTCTGGAGATATAAGAGATACTTTACCATCATAGTAATACTTTGTTTCTTCAAGACCAAGACCTAATATCTCTCTTGCTCTTTCCATCTCTACTTCTTTAACTGCTTTTGATAGTTCAATGTAATCACGGAAGTTCAAAGTTTTTAATCTGTCTCTGACAACTTCTTCTTTTTCACCAACTAAGTCGGCTATGTCAGCAATCTTATCAGAAATATCTTCGTTCATTGAATTCATAATATCTTTCTTTAGTTCCATGTTACTACCCTCATCTTCTGTTCAAACTTTTTAATCTTTTACTGGCTGGGTTCATACGTCTTGTCATTTTTGACTTACGTGCCAGTCTTGCACCCATTTTTGCTTTTGTTCTAGCAAGAGTAAATCTTTTTTTAATATCAACTGGTTTAAAACAATTACTTGGATTAGAAACTGTTTTACCTTTTAATCTTCCGCTACCACAACGATATTTACGCACAATTTGTTTGCCCTTACGAGCATAAACAAGTTTTGCTTCAAATACATCATCATATACTTCGGACAACTGCATTAATTTAAGCCTCCAAATACAGAAGTTAACAACGCTAAAAGCATTGTTGCAAACAATGTAGAACTAGCCCAAACAATAATTTTTTTAAGTTCAGATAAGCCTTCTTTTGTTTCAGCGGCATTTTTTTCAATAAGACCTTCTAGTCTATTGATACTTGTGTCTAAGTTCTTAAAACGTTCATGTGCAACTGCAACATGAGTTTCTAAACTCTCTGTTTCTAATTCTGCTAGTTTTGTATCTATTTCTGGCATAATATACTCCTACTTGGGAAGTCTGGTCCCGTTGATTGTATTTATCATTTATAATCAGAAATTTTATATGCTATCTAAATTTAATATACTCATCTTTATCTGGTTTGCGTTCTATATCCCACATCTTTCCAACATGAGCAAACGTATTGACCCATTGATTTTTATGTAAATTAAGTGTTCTTTTTAACGATGAACCGTATCCAAGACCTAATGACAAGTAAATATCTTTGATATTATCTACTTCTAGCTTTTCTTTGATAGCATTAACATGTTCATAATTCCAGTTAAAACACTGACAATAACCTGTGTCCAATCCTTTTGCTTTTGCTGATAGAATTATATTAGCTGATGCTATCCCTGTTTCCATAGAACTCGTAAAATGTGTATTATAAACTTGTGTTTCAAAATCTGTATCAGGATGTCCTAATTTTGAAGGATCACCTTCTCTATTCCAGTATACATTTCTTCTTGTAAAAATTATCAAATAGGGTGCTAGAACCTGGGTGTTATATTCTACTGGTATTTTGTATGGTTCTCTGATACAAAATTCATTGAAATGATTTCTAAATTCTGTATCTGACCAATCAAATATATGTATATTATATCGAACTAAGTTTTGTTTTGAGGCAGAACGTTTATGTACCTCTGACATTATTTCTTCAATAACATCTTTGGATACTTCTTTATCCATGTCCCATGTTGTTGTTTGTACTCTTGCGTCTATCAGTTTTTCCCAATCCATGATAAACTCAATTATTACAACAAGTCAGACATTACAAATTCAATGTTAGCTGGGTGCGATAGTGTTACACCATCGATTGTGATACCTTCAAACAACTCTTTAAGAACAGAAGTAGTATCTCCGTTTCTTTCGAATACTCTACCATGCTCTACTGCAAACTTAAATAAAAATCCTGCGCCTGTTAACGACGGTGCTAGACCATTAAGTGTAACTGCGATTGGATTATTCATAATGATTGGTTGTGCAACTAATGAAATTAAGTTAACAACATCATCAAGGTTTTGTTGTGTTTGGTCTGCTACACTACCAGTTGCAGTGATATCTAAACCACTAAGGTATAATGTATAAAAATTTATATTACCGCCTAAAGTCTCTCCAGCACTTGCGGCACCATGTATCTTTGCCATATTGTTTTCTCCAATATTTTAATTATATATGTATTTATCTATGAAAGGTATTTAGAATAAAAAAAAGGCCCACTATAAAGTGAGCCTTTTAATACACGCAAAGTGTGGGGTTGGACTTACGTCCAGGGGGGTAAAAATTAGTATGCGAAATCAGCCACTGAGAAGTCAGCACCTAGAGCCGCGTCTAAACCAGCGGCATCCCATGCGCCGTTGTTTTCTACTGCGATTCTTACATCGTTACCATCGATAGCACCTAATAGTACTACTGTTGCACGTGTTCCTGCACCTTCTACGATTGCTTTCATGTCGCTTGCCGCCATACCAGTTTTTGTAACTGTAAAGTGATTTAAATTACCTGTTAAAAACTGACCTGCGTCATATGATTCATGTACTTTTGCCATTTTAGTTCTCCTAAATGAAATTAAAACTGAGCATATTTATATTGCTCTATGCTTTTATTTATCATTTTTTACAAAAAATCGGGCGTTACGAGGACTTTTTATATCTCTGAGATAAATCCCTGCCCTTGTTTCTATCCGTACTTTGGTAAGAAGTTTTACCTAAAAACTTACCAGCCTTGTTTGCGGCGACGGCCGCGGCTCCAAATGCCGCTACTTTAGTGATTGGCTTGTCCCAAATGCTTTTTACTACAGATTTTGTTGATTTTTTGTCTTTATACATGTAATTTCCACGCTTTTGAAACGATTTTAACGCTGGCATCAACTCACTACGCATTGCTTTTGCACGTGTATACTGCATCATTCTTGTAGTAACTAGTGCTTTTTGGTTCTGATTTAAGTTATCCCAATCACCTATAAGTCTTCTCATGGATTTCAACATGCCATCTTGTACATTTAAGTCACGTTGAAATCTTAATAACATTCTTTGTTCAAACCCTGAATCTGACTTACCTGCACCAATATGTCCTAAATATCTCAACAAGTCTTGTTTCTTTATATTAATTCTTCCGTGTGCAATTTTATCTCTTGGGTCTGTGTAATCTATGCCTTTGCCCATCATACGATGTAGTGTAGCATATAAATCTGTACCACTTGTTCTAAAGTAATCAAAGTTTCTATATGCTATTGTTCTATTAGCATATTCTTTTGCCAATGGTGCAAACTCATAATCTTTATTCATCATGTTTAACTGCATAAGATAAGCAAACGTAAGTTCACCTGCATCTGAAACGTTAAGACTATTCATATTCTGCTTTGTTCTGAATAATCTACTTTCTGTAAGTGTATTAACTAATTGTAATTTGCCTTTATACTGTTCCATTATTTTTTCCTTGATTGTAATACTTGATTACATTTGTCACTTGCATATGTTGAAAACCATCTTGGAGCAAACGCATGTATAAAACACGCATATGCGGCCTTTTCTAGTTGCCACGAAACCCACATTGCATGTTTAAAATGTTCCCAACGTGTTTCACCGACTTCTTCTAAGTGTAGTTTACATTTTTTACTTAACATCTAATCTCTCGGTGCGAAATTTGCCGCACTAAACTCTAATCTATCTACAATCTTCATTGCTCTACCAACATGGTCAACAATGACAAAGCCTTCTGGATCTGTTACTTTAAATGATCCGTCTGGTTGTTCAATAAAACTATCAATCGCTTTTATATTTCTCATCTTTTTCTGAAACATCATTTTAACTGCCTCAGTTTTTAGATATGCACGATACATATCAGCGATTTGTGTCTTATTGTTATTTATAATTCCCGAAACGGCTGATTTAGCCGATAATTTTGCCTGACCTGCTTTACCTTCTGGTCCTGTTTTTAATTTTGCTACTGCATCATCAAACTTTGACTCTAGTGAAGTTAAAAAGTCTTGTGCAAACTTACTTGCATCTTGTTCTAATGCCTGTCCTGAACGAATTGGTGCATTAGCATGTGCCTTAATAGCATTTACTAATTCAATACCACCAATCTTTTGATTTAATGCTTTAAATGTATTAGCATCTACTGACATTGAACTTAATTCTTTAATTGCTGAACGAATTTTAGCACTGTTCTCTTTAGATAACTGTACTTGCCCTGTTACATCTTTAATTCTTGCATCAGTAAACCAAACATTCTTTGAAGGTCTTAATTTACTACTATCAAACCCAAATGTTGCTTTCATTTCTTCCATACTATTACCTGAGTAGCTTGTATGAAACACAATACCAATATCAGCCGACATCATTTCTTTGGCTGTTTTACTATCAGCAGGAACAACATAAGTGATTGTATTTGGTTTGAATGCAATATGAGGTTTGCCCTCAATATTAACTTGTTTCAAATCACCTTTAGTGAATAACAAGTCACCTTGTAATACACCTTCAATACCTAAGTCTTTTAAATGTTCTAAAGATGAATTTAATTTACTACGCAATCCGGCTTTACTTACTTCTTCACCTTTGTTCGTAGTATCAGGATGATTTGTTTCAATATCTTGTGAAGATTTATTAAGTTTTGGTGTTTTTGCAAAGACACCTTTTGTGCCTACAAAGAATTTACCATCTTGTGGGTCTGTTCCAGCAAATACAGCCGGAGATCCGTCCCATTTTGTAGTGATTGCATCACCGCCACCTTGACCATCTAGTGTGCTTAACAGTTTAGTAAATGTACCTACTATTCTTTTTATACCTTCAGAACCTTGCATGAACACAAGTTCTTCTGCGTGGTCTAAGTGTGTGTTCTTATCTTCTTCCTGTAAATCTGCATCTAACAAGCCTTTCATCTTTTTATGGAAGCCAACTTGTTTTAGACGTGGTTTTCTTGGACCTCTAAATCTACGTTCTCTGCCTTTACCTAAAATATCTTTTACTTTCATTTATTATCCCCAAGAGGTCTTTCACCGGTTAAATGAGGCTTAGCAAACCATAGCTTAAACCATTCGTCTGTGCCAGGTTGTATATTGTGCTTTTTTTGTAGTTTAGATTTTTCAGTTCCAGTATAAGATATATTCTCTTGCTGAGTTTCCTCGGGAAGATATGGCTTATATATACCAGATAGTACTTTTAATCTTTGTAATTGTTTCTCAAAATCCATTACTTCTTAGCCTTAACACTGTTTATACCACGTTTAAACTTTCGAATATCACCAGAACGAATGCTATTAACAAGTCGTTTCTGTAAATCTAAAGCGTCATCTTCATCGAATTCACGATTAATGAATTCAATAAGATTTAATGCACCTGAAATGATATTTTCTCCTTTTTGTTCTACAAATCTTTCACGTTCATTAGAATACGCTAAAGAATTTAGTTCTTCAAAGAGACTTTTTCTAGGTTTATCCATTGGTATTTCTCCGTTCTACTGTATTTATCAGTTTTCATCAAAAGGAGAACGTGTTTTGGTCTTCAACATTGCTCTTAAGTCTTTTGCAACATCTGTTTGTTCTTCGGATTTTTCTTGGGTTTCTGCGACTACTGTAGTCTTTTTTCTTAAATTATCCATGATATTTAACGTAGATGATGTTTGTGTACCATCACCATCGTCAAAACCTTCTGAATTATCATCTGTAATCTTCAAACTATCTCTATCAAATAACAGATTAATCTTACTTCCTACACCACTTGATGAACGAGTTTTTAGTAATTGTAACTGATATTGTCCACGTTCACGCATTGCTTGACTTGTAAAAATACCAATAACATTGTCCGCAGTCTGAATTTTAGAGATACCACCAGCAATATGCGAATGGTCAAACTCAATTTCCTCAACTGCACTTCTGTTTAACTGTGATGCAGTTACTACGACATTTTCAGTTTCCATTGCAAAGTTACGAATTTCTTCTGTTACATATTTGTCTTTAATAAACAAATCTCCAGCCGAAACTTTTTTAGTTGCTGGCATTAACAAATCAAGATAATCGATACACATGCAATCTACTCGTTTGCCAGTTTGTATTTGTAATTCTTTAATATAAGAACGCAAGTCGTTAACTGTAGAGCCTGATGGAAGATACTTTACTCTTAACATGCCAGACTTTTTACCTTTAGTTTTAACTGCTAATTCAACATCATCTAATTCTTTAAAAATTCTTTTTGTACTTCTATCTGTAAGCATTGCATCCATACGCATACTTGATAATTCTTCTGAAAGTTCAAGTGTAAAGTATACACAGTTTAATCCTGCTTCTGCCCAATTCAAACTCATATTTTGCATGAACAAAGATTTACCTGCACCAGATCCGCCTGCAAAGATTGTAATCTCGCCACGATTTATTCCGCCATACAATTTATCGTCTAGTACTTTCCAACCAGTCGTAATCTGACCATTGTTATCTTTTAGTTTTTCAAGTCTTGCTCTAGGATCTTCAAAATAATCTGTACCTAATGAACGTGCTAGTCCAGTTTGTACTGCTTCTTTAATTCTAAGTTCTACTTCACCATACTTACCTGTTTCAAGCAAATCTGCACTATCAATAATTGCTTTTTCTATTGATTTATGTCTACAGAATGTTTCAAACTCATCGATAAACCAATCTGTGTGTTGACTAATATTGTCTACTTTCTCAATGTCTTGTCCTGTTTGTGCTTTAATAATTTCAGGAGTAGGAATAGTTGCATATTCTTCTGAATGGTCAACTAATAAATCAACTACTTTTCTTATACTTCTATCAAAATAACCAGGCTTTACAATACTACGGACCCTAGAGTATAACTCTGGATCTGATATCATAAATTGCACAAACAATTTTTGTAAATCTGAACTATAATCT